GGTTTAAACAAATACATCAAAGGAACAAAAACGCCTAAGGTTTATGTTAAACCAGTTGGCTTATAAAAAAGGAGGTGTTAAGATGTATACGTTACCAAAGGATATAGTAGAAAAAGGCGAAATAACGCACATTATACTTAATGATGTTATAGCTTATAACGAAAAAAGTAAGAAAAGATTAAAAAGACTAGAGAGTTATTACTTGGGTAAACACGATATATTTACTCGTAAAAAAGACGATAGCTTAAAAAATAATAAAGTTATGATAAATCACGCTAAGTATATTACTGATACTAACGTTGGATATTTACTTGGTAACCCAGTAGATTATCAAATCGGTAAAGACGAAACTACAAATAAACCTTTATATGATATTGAGCCTATTATAGACGCATACAAAAAGCAAACTATCAACGATTTAGATAGTGAAATTGCTAAAGATGTGTCTATTTTTGGTTATCAATATGAGTATGTGTATGCAAATGAGGACGCTGAGCCTCGTAGCTGTGAGGTAGATAATACAAATGCTATTATCGTATATGACGACACAGTAGAACACAATAAACTTTTTGGTTTAATTTATAGACCAATATATAAAGGTAAAACTTTTGACTATTGGGAGATTATTTACGTTGATAAAAAAGAAAAACGTACATATAAATCGTATAGTAAGAGCTTACAAAAGGTGGGTAAAGTTGAGCCTCACGCTTTTGGAGATGTACCACTAATACTTTATAAGAATAACCCCGAATTTTTAGGAGATTATGAGCCAGTTATTAGTTTAATTGACGCTTATAACTTACTACAAAGTGATAGGGTTAATGATAAAGAGCAATTAGTAGACGCTATTTTGTGTATGTATGGTATGGACTTTGATGTTGAACAAGCTGAGGAGTTAAAAGCTAGCCGTATGTTAGCTGATTTACCAGTAGACGGACGAGTTGAGTACTTGGTTAAAACACTACAAGAGGGAGATGTTGATATATTAAGACAAAACCTTGAGAGTGATATACACAAAATTAGTATGGTACCCAATATGAGCGACGAGAACTTTGTAGGAAATAGTAGCGGTGTAGCTATTAGATATAAGTTGTTGGCGTTTGAGCAAAACATCAAAAATAAAGAGCGTTATATGGAAAAAGGCTTAATGGAAAGATTTAAGTTATATAATAATTTCTTAACAACTAAATCTCTTATGAGCGAGGTACCTATTGAGGAGGTCGACGCTGTATTTAAGCGTAATTTACCAAGTAATGATTTTGAAATATCACAAATGATAAATAACTTGGCTGATTATGTTGACGCTGAGACTTTAATATCCCAATTATCATTTATAAAGGACGCTAGCGAAATTGTTAAATTAAAACAACAAGAGGACGAGGCTAAACCTAAAAGTCCATACGACTTAGCGTTTGAAAATAACCAAATAGGAGACGCTAACAATGGTAATCAAGCTCAAAATAGTGTGGACGAGAGTTTGGAGAATAATAAAGCTACTGTGGACGATACTTTAGCGAGCTAGGAGGTGCTAATTTATGGCTAAATCTTCTAGTTATTGGGATAAAAGGGCTATAAAACGTTTAAGTGAGGCTGAGAAATCAAGCGAGGCTTATATTGAACGTATTAAAAATATATATGAGCAAGCCTACCGTGATATTGATATAGAAATAGCGAGAGTATATAAAAATTATGCTAAAGATACTGGCGTAGATGTGCAAAAGTTAAAAGAGTTACTTACTCGTAGTGAGACAAAGAAAACTTGGGAGCAAATGAAACGCCAAGGCTTAGATAAATACATAAAAAATAATTATAAATCTCGTATATCAAGACTGGAGCAAATACAAGCTCAAATATACGCTAAGGCAAAACTTATATATCCTAAGGAGGAGCTAGAAAATAGACTGTGCTATAACGGTGTTATAAACGATAGTTACTATAAAGCTGTTTATGATACACAAATGGGTACTGGTTATGATTTTAGCTTTCATAAAATAGATAAAAATGTAACAACCGCTTTATTAAATGAAAAATGGAGCGGTTTAAATTATAGCCAACGTATATGGACTAATACCGATATACTGGCTGACAGTTTAAGCCAAATAATAGGTGGGGCTATGTTAAGTGGTCAAGGTATAGAAAAAACTACAAAACAAATCAAAGATAGATTTAATGTTAGTAAATACTATGCTGAGCGTTTAGTTAGAACTGAAACAAACCACTTTAATAATGAGGCTGACGCTATGGCTTATGAGGAAATGGGTATCAATAAGTACGTTTTTGTAGCTACTTTAGACAGTCGTACAAGTGAAATATGCCAAAACCACGATAATAAAGTATATGACTATAAGGATAAAGAGACTGGGGTAAATTTTCCACCTCTACACCCTAATTGTCGTAGTAAAACACGTGGGTATTTAGGCGAGGAGGCTGAAAAAATGCTAAAACGCCGAGCTAGAGACCCACAAACGGGCAAAACTCAAGTAATTAACAATATTTCATATAAAGACTGGATAAAACAGTACCAAAATGATAAAATTGATACACCAAAAGTAGCAAAAACTGACAAAAATGTAGCAAAAAACAGCAAAAAAGACCAAAAATACAGTAATCTTAACGATATTTTTGGAGCTGGTGCTAAATTAAATGGTGTCGATATGTCATATCAAAAGGAAATAACCGACGAATTTATCAAAATTGCTAATAAATACCCTATTGATTTATCAACCACTCAATTAAAAACAAATACAGCTACTAGACAAATTGGACACAGCTGGAATTGTGTAAAAGGTGGTTATGATAGGAGTAGCGGTTTATATAAGGTGTCTTTAAGAGACGAGCTAGTACTTAATAAAAATAGTTATAGAGATAAAGATACATCTATACGAGTACATAATGATACAGTAAAACATTATAAAAAACCTTATAATGGAGATTTAAGTACATTATGGCACGAGTACGGACACCAAATTGACGATAAATACTGTATGGCTCTTAACCCTAAAATGGCAAAAATCAAAAAAGGTCTTAATTATAGTGGTAAATTGATTAAAAGAGACGAATATATGGCAAATTTACCGTTGTATAAAGAATATAATAACACTTTAAGACGTGATAATATGAGTAAAAGAGTTTGGGAGCAATTATATGATGTTATGAAAGCAAAAAATAACGGACAATATAATTACTCGTCGTACTATGCTGATATTAGGGAGTATTTAGGTAGTTATGCTACTGAAAATAATAAAGAATTTTTGGCGGAGGGCTTTACCGCTATGAATATTATACCTAAAGAGGAGCAAACTGATTTTGTTAAAGAGTTTGCTAAAATCTTTGACGCTGAGTTTGATAAAGTTTTGAGGAGGTAAATATGGAAAGTTTAAATAAAAATATTACCCAAGAGGGTTTGGAAAAAGCTACAAATGAGTTATTAGACCTAGAATTAAAGAAAAGCGACCCTAATTTAACTGATAAAGAACTCAAAGAAATAGAAAAAAGAGAGCAAGAGTTATACAAAATGTATCCAATGCTCGAAGATTAAGACGCTTAGGCGTCTTTTTTGTTGGAAATCTCGCCAGTTGGTCTTTTCTTTATTTAACCCCCTTTTTATTCTAGTATAGATGTTGCTAAAGTTAATAATGTTGATAATATAATTGTAGAACTGGGGCGAGACACGTAACCGATATGAGGTTTAGAGGTTACATCTTAATATTGGTATATCTAAGACGCAAATACTTAAAAGTATGCGTCTTATTTTTATACACGTGGGACGAAAATTGTTAAAAAATCGTCCTATAAAAATAGCCGACGGGCGTAAAACGGAGGAAAGGAGTTATTGATTATGGACGATAACAAAAATACTACTCAAGGTACTAATACAGCTAACGTACCTACAAACGAGGACAAGAACGCTGGTAAAACCTTTACTCAAGCTGATATGGATAATTTAGCTGGAAAAATAAGAGGCGAGGAAAAAGCAAAAAATGACGAGGCTATTAAAATAGCTGTTGCTAATGCTATCGCTGAACACGAAAGACAAGCTAAATTGACTGAGGCTGAAAGAGAAAAGGAGGCTAAAAGTAAGAGAGAGGCTGAACTTAAAGCACGTGAGGACAGTATTACTTTACGTGAGAGAAGAATAACAGCTCAAGAATTACTAAGCCAAAAAAATATCCCTATTGACTTAGTGGACTTTGTTGTAGATTTAGACGAAAACAAGACAAAAGATAATATCGAAAAACTAGCTAAAACATACAGTAAGTCGGTAGAGACTGGAGTAACTGATAAATTAAAAGGAACTCCACCAACGGACTTTTCTAATAAAAATAATGATAATACCGACAAATCTAAAAAGATTATGTCGGCTTTTTAATGCCAAAAAATTAGAAATAGGAGAGTGATGTATATATGGCAAGACAAAATGCAGTTGATATTTATATAACTGACGAAGAAAAAGACCAATTAGCCGAAACTTACGGAGAAGTTATCGAGGCTATCCAAAAAGGGGCTATTAGTGAACAAATCAAAAATAAAAATTATAGTGGAGACCCAAGTACTGGTAGTGTTGAAATCTCAAGATTTTCAAATGCTACTGTAAATGACCAAGGTACAGCTCGTACAAATGGTAAAGGGGATAAATTATCTAATAAAGGTAAGGTAACAATTAACGTTGATACTGATAAAGAAATTGTGGAAGAATTTAATAAAAAAGACTTAAAATTACACGGAGTTACTGGTATTGCTGAAAAGAGAAAAGCTAACCATATTAAACGTATGATAGCTTACTTAGATACTCAA